GGCGTTACATCCAGAATCCACGGGGTTTCCGTGTCGTCCGTCAGCATGGCGCTGAATTCTATATGGTAAACTTTCGACCATTTCTTGAGCACCTCCACCAAAGCGGAAGTGAAACCCCGCCAATCCGCGCTGGATACGGAACACGTGACACGGTTGCCGGAAGGGTCGGCAAACTGTCGGGGCAAGGCCCGGACAAAGGATTCGCACAGGGTATCAAACGTGGACTCATCATTCGTCCACAGGGTGACGGTGATGGGCTGCCGCACCCGATACAGCCTGCGCCGCAGGGTGCGCTTTCGCTCCGGCTCTGCCGGAGACGCGAATTTACCCACAACGCCGCCCGCCTTATTCAAGCGCTGCGTCTCCCAACGGACATCAATGCGCGGCACCGGCAATGTGATGTCGTCAGCATCTTCGGGATTCAGCACCACGGCTCCTTCCGGTATTCCGGCGGCCGCTGCTGCCTCTATGATCTGGTCGAAAAGGAAATTTCTCATATTGGTTGTCATCCACCCAGCAGGGCCTGGCGCATGTGCTGCACCATCATCTCTCGCACTTCCTTGACGTCTTCCCCGGACAGGCCGAGGTAGGTACGCTCAGGTATCGTTACCTGATCAACCTGGGCAAAGCCGCCACCCGGCAACGGGAACTTGAGCTTGCCTTTCTTGCCCCTGATGGTTCCCCCGCGCTGATGGATGGCCGCATATTTCATGCTGGTGCCGATCGTGACCTTGGCCGGACTGGCTGCGTACCCTATGGATTTTTTGAGAGTTCCCTTGTCCGTCAGGGTAACGCCGCCTTCGTTCCCGGCCCGGAGTGATGGCTCCCATTTGGAACCGTCCGGGCGCTCCTGATCTTCAAAACGTTGGTGCGTACTGGAAACGAGCGCCTCGCCGATAGCCTCGGCCAGCTGCTGGGTGCGCTGGGCATGCGATATGCCCGCATCCACGGCCCGCATCAGGCCGTCCATGGGCATGGAGAAGGATGCACCAGCCATCAGCGCCACCCCTTGAGGTTCAGTGTTGCCGGACGCGTCACCACGGCCAGGGTGCCGTTGGCCCCTGTCGAAGGTTCCAGCCCCAGCTCATCCAGCCCCAGCTCCAGCTTGTTACCCCGGATCAGAGCCAAGTCCTTGCGGGCCTGCTTATAGAGATCCTGCAGCACCAGCAGCTTGTTGCCTGCGTTGGTGTCGTCCTTCACCGCCGTTATGCCGCCGATAGCTTCATACGCCGCCATGACAGCCGCCATGCGCTTGATGGTTTCAGGCACTGTGACGAGCGGCAGCACGTAATGACGGCGAAGGGCATCGTCGATGGCACCACACACGCTGGCGATCTTTCGTCCCACGATGCCGGGCGTTACCTTGTCTGCCGCATCCAGATACGCGGCAGGAATGTAGTCGTGCAGGTCGGCTCGTTCGCAGTACATGCTTGTTCCGGGCGTTTTGGACTAGTTTTGAACTAGTGTTACAGGTTCGACTCGGCCCGACATCCAGAGGGCCTTGTTCAGGCCCTCTGGAGCGGTCTTCGCACAGTGGGGGATTACGCGAGGACGGTGGCCTTGACCGTGGCCTCGGGGGCGACAGCCGGCAGCGGCTTGGATTCGCCGACCAGCAGGATGCCGGAAGGGTTGTCCCGCTTGATGGGCTTGATGAACATGGGCATAGCGTGCAGGTTGGCGTCCAGATCGTCCACGGGGCCGTAGAAGAAGGCCGTATTGCCGGTGGCAATCATGCGGACTTCCTTGTCGGCCAGCTTTGGCTTGGTGGTCTTGGTGGACGGGTCATAGTAGGTTTCGGCCATCTTGCGGATGGTGTGACCACCAAGCGAGATGGAGCCGTCCTTTTCCACCAGAACGGGAATTTTGGGCTTGTCGGTGGCCTCAATGAGCTTGAGCACCGTGGAAAAAGCCAGTCTCCCGGCAAACGTGATCTTGGAACCGCCATACCCGGCCTTGTCGAGGTCCGTGGCCATGTCTTCCAACAATTCGTACACAATCATGAGACTCGCATCGGCATGGTCCCATTTCTCAGCGGCTGCCAAGGCATGATCGAGCGGAGCTCCGTAATCCACCTGATACGTGGTGAAAGAGCCGTTGGACTGCAGCAGAGGATAAGCAATCCGGCCATCGAAGGCGGCCTGAGCGCAGAGAACTTCCGACGTGAGGCGGGCCGCCCTTCGCAGAGCCAGCTGCTTGCGATTGGACCACTGCTCCAGCGTGGTGGGGCTGGCGATCTTGAGGTTGTTAAGATCCACGGCGCTCAGCTCGTCATGGATACGCACCGGCAGGGGTTCGATGTAGGAGGTCTCAGTATCTTCGCCACGCAAGGGAATGGACGCACTGCCACGGCGCACAACCGGCACGGCACCTACAACCTGCTTGATGTCGGAGACAGGAATGACGGGGGATTCATAGTTCGCCCGCACGTCCGCCGGGAACAGCAGGTCCATGACCGTAGTGGTCAGAGGCGGAGCGGCCTCGAACCGCCTGGCGATACGAGCTGCGGTAAAATACGGCTTCAGATCAAACATGGGCTACACACTCTCCTCAGCGTAGATGTGGCGCTCTTCGAGTTTGACGAGGGTTGCGGCATCCGGTGCAGCGCCGCCGGACACGGTGAGCAGGTCGGCGCGGACGCGGCCCAGCACGCACAGGGAGATGCCGGGGTCGGTACCTGCCGCATTGCAGGTGGCCACGCCTTTGACAGTCTGCGCGGGGTCAGCCGCAGGGTCATAGATGACGGCTTTTCCCGCATCCAAAGCGACGACTGCGCCCATGGGGATGACGGCAGCGGCCTGCTTGGGGTATTCGCGTTCAATGTGCGGACCGGTACCGGTCGTGACACTGACGACCGTGTGGCTGGTACGCATGACTGCATCATGTACACTCATGGTTTATTCCCCTAGAACTTGGCGGCAAGGCCGCTGGTGTTGACGGTTTCTTCACCGCCGGGCTTCTGATCGGGCGAAGAAAATTCAAACAGCCCGTGGGCCTGGCGCCCTTCAAGCCAGTTGAAGAAGTGATCTTCAACGGTTTTCTTTCCTTCGCCCTCGCTGAAGCAGATTTCATCGCCGGGCTTGCCGCCAAGGCGCTCTGCAAACGCGAGGATGCGGTCTTTTTCCGCGGGCAGCACTTTGCCATCCTTGATCAGGGCATCAACCTTGGCCGTGCGGGCCTCTTTGGCCTTTGCCGCCTGTGCCTCGGCGAAGCTCTTTTCTGCCGCTTCCCTGGCCTTGTTGGCATCGGCTGCGGACTTGTCGGCATCGGCCTTTTCCTTTTCCAGCCGGGCGTTGTCCGCCTTCAGTTTTTCAATGAGTTCCTTGTCGCCCATTGTGTTCTCCGTGCCGGTGATACCCGGCTGGTTTGGTGCCGGTTGCCCCGGCGTCTCCGAAAAGTCGAAGTGAATCTCAGTTGTGTCTTCCCCGGAGCCGAGGTTGATATCGCCCAAGCCTTTGATAGCTGGCGGGGTCGCTCCGAGCAGGCCGACATGCCGGAGGGTTCCATCCGGGTAGAGACTCATGCTGACCTTTTTATAGTGGCCATTATCCACGGCTTTCTTCAGGCTGTCGGGAACCTGGGCAAACTGTGCCAATAAATATTCCCCTTCACGTTTGAGACGATTCACCCACCCGAAAGCCGGGCCGTTGTTCGCAGGATGGCCCAGCACCAGCGGGGCTTCGTGGTCCTTGGGGTTATAGGCGGCCACGACTTTGTCGAAGTCTGCCTCCGTCAGTTGCACCTGCTGGCCGGACATGGCGGTATGCAGGCCGGTGCGGCCTATCTTGGTCCATTTCATGGCGTTTCTCCTTGGGGGTTGGTTGACTCGCCGGAATGGCGGGCGTATTCTATAAGCAGATAGTTCATGCGGCGTACCCTGAACCTCGTCCGGGTGAGGGTAGAAGCAAGGGTGTCGCAGGCTCGGAAGCCCGGTTCTTCCGGGCCATTGTTTTTTTAGGGCTCGCGATACAGCAGCGCTCCCTGCCGCTGGCGCTCCATGTATTTGAGCATGGCAGCTTCGTTGCCGAGCTTGGGGGTAAAGGTGGTGGCTCCCTGCCATTCACGGCCCCGCACCAGATTGAACACGGCAAAGCCCCCAATCCTGGCTTCCTCCTCATCCCGGAACAGCCTGATCAGCCGCAACACCGGCATAGGCTTTCCTGCCACCTCCGCTGGCACCTGCCAGACCTCCCACGGTTCTTTGACAGTTCTGGCCAACAGCTTCAGATATTGCTCACGGCCACTCTTCAGCACTTTCCAACCGCCTGTTTTCTTGTCGATAAACAATCCCTTGCCGATAACGACGGGGATACCGCCCGGAATCGTATGCACAGCGCTGGCATTGATATCGGCAAGGTTGAACTCTTTGAGGAAGGCAGCCACATACTCTTCCGCCTTCAGGCCCCCGGGCAGAATGTCCTTTGCCGTAACCGGCAGGATGTGGCGCTTGGCCAATGAGGCCAGTGGCGGCCTGCACGGGGCACCGGCTTGTGGATCGGCAAAGGATGTGCCGCCGGTGCGGCAAAGCGTGGGAAGAGGCAGGTCTTTGATCTTGGCGTCCAGTTCCGAAGGTGCGAGTCCATGTAACCAGTCTTGCCCCACGTTTCCCGCAAAGCCAGCATCGGGCACCGGGCGACGGGCCGGAAGACGATTGCCTGTGCGCGGGTCCACCGGCTCAATGAGGTCCGGCATATCCTTCTGGATTTCCACACCGCTTTGCTTGGCCTGCCGCTCAGAAAGCGTTTGCACTGTGCAGCGGCAGGCGAAGCCGTTGGGTGGATAATAGGTGCTCCAGAATTTATGATCGTGGGGATAGACAAGCCCATGCAGCGCCAAATGATCCGGGCGGGTGCGTTTGTCGGCCACGGCCACATAGCGCCAGTAGGGACGCAAAGCCGTGGTACGCTGCATCTGTGCATAACGCCCGGCCATGTAGGCGCTCTGTACGTTGGTGCGGTAGATGTTCTCCAGCCGCCAGCGCGGCAGCCTGGCTCCCTCCAGTACGGCGTCCATACGCCCCTTGAAGTCTTTGAGAGTTTCCCCGTTGGCCATGGCTTCATGGACAGCCTGTTGCACGGCGGCTATCTGGTCCTGCCGGGACAGCCCCGACACGGCGAAGGCACGTGCGCGGGCCTGCCCGGAAAGGTTCTTGAACACCTCCGGGGTGACGGACACCTTGTCCTGCCAATAGGCAAGGGCCTCTTTGGGGGGCAGCGCTACAGGCTCAACGGTCATCGGACTTGCTCTGCATGGCGTAACGGCCGAAGAGGTCCGCATTGGTCAACAGGTCGCCCATGAAAGCGGCTTGCTCATCCTCGTCCATGGACTTGCCGAGCAGCTCCGCCAGCATGAGCTGCAAGTCCTCCCACGATTCTGCGGCCTGCAGCACAGTCTTGACCTCGGCCATGAATTTCTCATTTCGCTTGGCAGCTTCCGGCAGGCTCGTTTTCACGAAGGCATCTAAAGCTTGTTGATACGGGTCCGGATTGCCTGCCGTATCGTGCTCGGCAAAGTTCGTGTCTCCGGCTGCAGTGGCGTTGGGTTCTTTGTGATTCGGCGCGTCTTCTGGTTCGCCATCCAGCTCGAACTCATCTTCCGTGAGATCATAGGTCCTCACGAAATAGGTTTTCTTGAACCGCACACCGAGATTCTTCAGCTTGGTGTCCAATTCAGCCTGCGCGGCGTAGTCATCAGGTTCCACGTAACCGAAGAGAGGCGCAAATTCGCCCGCCGCGTTGACCTGCATATAGGCCCACGCGATATTGTTCATGGCGGTTTCCACCATGAGAGCGTCAGCATCAGAATAATCGCCAAGTAGTTGGTAATGGGTCTGCGTGGCCGCGTTGGAGTGCCCGTTCCCCACATCGCTGGTCAGGGTCTGCCCCTTGATCACCTTGTTGATGGATTTGTCCCAGTGGGTGATGAATTCAAGGTGCTGGGAACCACCCTTGGCAGAAAACTCCACGGCTTCCACCTTGGCCCCGTTTGGCACGACGGCAACAGCGTCCTGCACCATGGCGGCAAGGTCGGCGGCCATGCGGTTGATCTCAGGCTGTGTGGCACCGGCGCGGGCGGTGCCGAGCAGCCACGGCTGCCCGTATTTCTCCGTGAACCGGCACCAGAATTCGATGCCGCCACGCTTGAAGGCCACAGGCCAGAGGCAACGGGACAGGAGACGCAGCCCATACGGATTCTTGTAGGTGGGAAAATGGTGGGCCAGCACAAACTTATACGGGTGCACCGGCCGGGCCTGCGTAAAGAACTCACCCCGGAACATGAGCCGGTTGTCATCATCGAAGGCAAACCACTCCACCGGTTTTGGGTCAGCCGCGACCAGGCGAAGCCGTCCACCATCCGGGACAAACACAAGTTCTATGGGCGTCATGCCGAAGTACGGCGCATCGAGAATGCCACTGATCAGCACATCCATGTCCAATTGCTCAAAGTCCCGGACAATATCGTCGCACAGCCGTTCGGCCTGTGCAGTGGGCTCCTCCCCATTGGCGGCCCCCGGAGAAAAACGATACTCGCGGCGGTTCAAGGTCTTGAGCTTGCGGGACTGAATAGCCTGTGTGACCTCATCATCGGCCATAAGGTCTTCCAATACGTGAACGCTGTCCCCACGTTTACGGAGCACCGGATCAGGGTCCGGCAGCCAGCCCAATGCTGCACCAAGATCAAAACCGCCAAGGGCATTGCGGCGGGTGGCGAGTTGCTCTCCCAGTGCAGCGCGATCGGCGGCGCTGGAAAAATCAATCACGGACCCATCAGGTCCGTACAATACGGGTGTCTTCATGTAATCCTCGTTAGTATCCGTGCGTCATTCTGCGGGCCATTCCACCACCAGCGGTTGCACAGGCCCACTCCTCACCGGCTTCGATGCTGTTGCAGGCATACAGGGCCAAAGCCAGTGCCACAGCGCTGTCGCAGTGACGTTGCCCATCTTTGCCCTTGATGCTGGCCTCCGGCGGGCGTGCAATGCCCTTGAACACCTTGATGCCGCGTAAATCGTCCAGCACTCCGGCATCCTTGGGTAGCAGTATGGTGCGGTCTTCCAGCCGGGCCTTGAGCGGGGGCATGTGTTCCCGGTACCAGCCCTGTGACAGCATCACCTCTTGGATCAGCTCCGGGCCGTACCGCTGCCGGGCGTATTCCGCGAGGGCCTGCCCGTTGCCGCGTGCGTCCAGCGCCCCACCGGAAAAGCGCGGC